TATCAATACTGTAGGCGATCCATTTGGCTTCAACCATTACAGTTTGGATGGCTGTGGCGATCTGTTCTAGTTTGTTAATTTCGTCTTTGGTACGAGGCTGGCCTGTTTTGGGATTAGTATTGATACTATCTTTTACTCTAGAGCCATTGTCATCGGTTATGCCTGCTTTAGGAGCAGACCTTTTAAACTTTTTTGTGTCAAGTGTCTCCCAGACAGAAATATCAATGCCCGACAGCGCAGTTTCTAAACTAGCTTGTGGCAACCGATCTTTGCTCAGACGTTTAAAAAATTCTTGTATTTCTGCTAGAATCGTATCAGGGCTTATCCTACGAGGCTCGTTTTCGGTATATTCTGTAAGAGGAATACATTCCAGTAATTCATATTCTGAACCACTGTTTAGTGCTACATTCATTTTAGCCATCTTACCCTGAACTAATCCAATCTCCATAGCAGGAGCGAAACAGTACATTTTAACTTCGTCTTTACCTGTATACTCTCGTATCATGCGACCAAGTAATTGTTCGAAGTTAGCAATATTATTCATCTTAGACATGAGAACAATATGACCAAGAGCTGGAATATCTGTGCCTGTTAAAAACTTACCGCAGGTAAGAATAACGATTCGGCCATGTTCATTGATCAATGATTCAATATATTTGCCAATAGTTATATTCTTTGGACATTGTTTTTCTAATGTGTAGCTGTCAGTAAAATATGTTTTACTGTTTGTGTTTAGTAATTTAGCCAGATCGGGGATATAATCAGCGGCTCCATCACCGTCTTGCCCTTCAGGTAATACCCAAAATCCACAGTTTTTAGCAACACTACTTAATTCAGTATCGTTAACGATGCTAAGTGGATTCTTATTTTTGCTCATTGGGCTATGATACATTCTATCACGGATGTCTAGCAGTTCTGATTCAAGAACAAAGTTCCCATTGTCACGAACAAACAATTTTCGAGGGTCAAATCCTTCTTCTTCAGAGTATATTGCGGCAATCTTAGGACTTACTCCCGATAATGGTGTACTGATAGCATCAATACGAATCACGGGAAGTTTAGTATGTTCTTTGTATTTCAATCCCCATAGTAAGGTACGACTGACAATTTGCTCCCAATCGTATTTGTCTAATACATTGTATGGAGTAGCAGTTAAATCTAATTCATAATCTGCTATCATATCAGCAAGTCTTTGGCTAGTTATTTCACCGCTATATTGCGCATGACGTTCATCACGTACCCATAAATTAACTGCTCCACTCAATGCATGATATTTGTCTCGCAGTTTTTTAGTATCAGTATCAATTGATGTAGTATCATCTTCCCCGTAGCGGAGATCCTGTACAGTAAGCACAACAAAAATTAATTCCCCGCTGTCTGCACGTTGTCGTAAATCTATAACACTATGTTTAGCAAATTCTATACTGTCCATGTAGGTAATTTTAAGATTACGATCAGTACCAAAATGGAAGTCGCTGATGTTTTCTTCAAATGACTTTTTAGTATCAGTAATGGGAGTAGTAACTAATACGATACCGCCTTGTTGACAAAGGCGAACGGCTACCTCAATACCAATTTTTGTTTTACCACGACTAGTGTATGCGGCATACAAACAAAGTTGATATTGATTTAGTATTTTGGAAATTTCTTGGATATCTTCTTCTTGTTTAAATCGCCAAGTTATTGGATCTCTGGTATCAAAATAAGTTCCGATGCCCTGCGATTGTTTAATAACATCAACGATAAGATCTAAATGCTCATCTCGATTATAATTGATTAGTGCTTCTGTATTTTTGCTAGGTAATTGAAATCCTGGGTATAATGCATCAAACGGCAATTTACCTTTGGTATATAGGTCATGAATAATAATTCTTGGTGGATCATCGTAATCATAATCCTCACCATGTAACTTGTCGATAACAAAAATATCTTCTGCTATGACGTCTCCGTCGGCTAGAGACTTGTCAGAATATCGTTGTTCAAATGCCTGTTGTGGAGTAAGTCCTTCTGCACTGTCTCGGGTAACCTGCCCCAATTTCTGAGGTTTTTTTGGTATATATAAAACAGCTTGATCTTTTGTCAAAAGTCCGTTATTATGGTCATTGGATAACCAATGAATTTGGGCTTTAGATCCATCAATTTTAATCATTAATTTCTTTCAAATTTCAACATTATATTATAATAACATCAAAATTGATATTTGTCAACCAAAATCAGATATTTTTAGCCGAATCTAGTATGCTTTCCAGCTTGGCCTGTCTATCCAATAATTTAAAAAACAGTGCCAGGGTATTAGCCGCATCTACATCTGCCCGATGTGCTTTACCTTTGAAATGTAGTTTGAACGAGCCCATAGCTGAACTTAATCCACCACTAGGTGCTTTACCACGTGTCAGCATCAAGTATGTGTACCAGGTCTTAACATCGATCCATCGCCGGCCGAAATGCGGGAAATCAGCGTGATTTTTGCTGAATTCTGCTAGTAATTCCGCACTATCACCACCACCCCAGGTCACTGGATTGATAAAGACCTTATGTTCACGTATCAGCTCACTAAGCTCACGGGCAACATGTTCATGGCTGTATGCTTCTGCACGTATGTCAGCATCAGTGATGCCTGTGAGATCATTGATGAATTCGCTGATAGGTTCTTTGGGATCTATAAACCATTTACGAACCACATAGTCTTCAAAGCGTGTGTTTTTATCACCTACAGCCACACCAACCTGTATGATCTTACCGCTGGGTTGGTTGAGTTCTAGATCTAATGCTAGGAACTTGCCATCTGCTATCATTCAAAACTTTCTGGATAACTAGCAGTCAGCCATTCAGCCATATTGCTAGCATTCTCACTCAATTTAACTAGATCATACTTGCCACAGAACTTTAAGAACTGTGCACCTACCATCGGGACATTTTTAGGAAATTGTTCGTTGGCTATGGTCACTGCTATCTTAACTTTGACATCATCTGGTTGTGCAGTTAGATCAACTAAGACACGATTGCGCTCATAATCATCTAATACACGATGTTCTAGACCATTATGGTCAACCCAACGCTGTAGCATCATGTTGTTCCAATTATAACCTTTCTTATCTTTATCACTGTAGGCTTCTTCTAAGCCAACTTTATTTTTACTGCCTTTGGTGCGCACGCCTGGAAATGCGGAAAATATGTTGTCTGTAGGATCACCACGCATACACTTTTCAAAAAGTATAAACTTAGGATCGGGAATCTTCTTAGGTTCTTTAGTTTTCTTATCTATTACAGGTTTACCCTTCTTATCGAAGATGCCTTCGATAGTATGGAGCTCATCACTTATTCCGTTATACTGATTAACATTATCACTGAGTAGCTGATAGAAATCAGTGTCACTACTAACGATAGTGTGATGATCGTCGGGATGGGCTTGTATGAATCCTGCTATAAGATCATCTGCTTCAAGCTCAGGGTGTTGGAGAACTGTGCAATTTGTTTTATCTGCAATGAATGTCTTGAGTGCATCAAATGTCTCCCAAAATAATCGATCTTCTTCCGCTTCGCTTTCTGTTAGTGCGGCACGGGCAACACTGCGATTCTTCTTATAGGGTTCGTAGAAGTCCTTACGCCAACTGCGCCCTTCTAAACAGAATATAACATGATCAGCTTTTTGATCACGCCATGACTTATTAACTGAAGCTAGGGTTACGTGGATAGCAAAACCCAGCTTGTCCCAGGTGTCACTTTGGCGATGTGCTGAATGTCGGGCCCTAAAAAATGTGTTTGCTGTGTCTACTAGTAGATATCTCATTTAACCATTATACTTTCTTTTATGACGTTTGTCAAGTGGTTTGCCCAACTCAAATGTGCATCTGCACCAAAATGATAACTTTTTGTACTAACCGTTCTAAATCCTTGATCTAGCAACCAACGGTAGTATGTACGATTACTATCATATGGATGTAGATAATTATAGCCCCACTCGCGATGGTTAGTAGATCCTAACGCCGAATAGCTGTTAAAGAATAAATGTGGAATGTCTGCCAAGTCTTGGTGTAGTGCCCAAATTTTTTCATGCGCTTCTTGTTCTTTTTGCCTATGGTCTATATTATTGATCCAATGCTTATATTGTTGTTTGATAGCATCTGGCCAATCATCACCGATTCCGCCCGCATTGATCTGCCAATATTGTCCTTCGTATAACCATTCTTCACGTTCCCAAGTGCTCCACCCAATAACGATTAAATCTGGGCGATTGTTTTTGAGATAATGTCTGGTGGTACGTATGATTCGATCGTTACTGCTGGCGCTTTCGGCATCACAATATAGTTCAGCTGAGAGATTTTTTGCTAGGATATTACCATAACTAACGAATAAGTTATCAGGATGGGGAACTCTTCCTAGATATTTGTATTGTGGATCATCGTTTGCGAAGGCAAACGAATTTACAGCTTCAGCACCAGCCGCGTGGCTGTCACCATTGACATATAAGATCAACTGATTTCCGTTCTACCGTTACCTAAATCCTTACGGTTATTTGGGCGATTGTCTGGATCAGCTTGCTCTTGTTCGTAGGTTTCCATGACCACATTGCGACATACTGCTCGGAACCAATTGTCCACGATGTCTTGATCGGTCTTGCCCTGATACCCAGCACGTACCAAGTTAGCCACAAATTTATCATTCCAATCTAGTTCAAAACTACCCTGACCTGGATCTTTTGGATCGATGTCCATGCTGATGACTTCAACATAAGGTTCGCCTGTTTCTGTGGCTAAATCTTTTGGTGTCTTTTTAGTTTTTTGACTCTTAATAACTGGTGCTTCTGGTTTAGTGCCAAATAAGTTATTGATTAATTTCTTTATCATTATATTTCACCTCTGCCAAATTCTTCATCCATGTTTAATTCCATATAGGCTTCGTCTAATAGATGTGTATTTTTCATACACTCTATATATTCATGATACCAATATTTAATTAAATTCCACAAGTTACTCATTTAGTTCCCCATTTAATTTTTAACCATATACGTTCATGTATATAGTAGTCGATGCTTAATAATAAGTGTAATAATGTGGCGAACCCGGTACTGTGAGCCAGATTACCTGTGTATACGTATGTCCAAAAGATAGTAAACAGCCAAGCTGTGATACGATAGCTGACCATCCTAGCGATAGTTCTCTTGTGTGTTTCTTTTATTTGCCCCATGAATTACCCCAAAGATCAACATGTAATCGTGGACTGTAATAATACCCACGACGCATAGCTTCATCAGCTACATTAAATTTATTACCATCATAGACTTTAACTACACCACCAACTGGCATAATATAGACAACACCTTTAAATTTCGCCTTGCGATATTCTGCTACTGCGCGATCAACTTCATCAAAGTCCGCGGGATTCTCAACTACAAATTTAAGATACGTTGTACCAACCTTTTCATAGCTCTTAACGATCTCAGGTTTGACGGCATCAGCCCACTTCTCACCACTTGCTGACAGTTTAGCACTAACACTAAATGTGATCTCACGACTACCACGATTCCATAGTTTCAAATACTTGGCAAAGTCTTCATGTAGTTCCTGTGTACCATTTGTTTCAAATGTTAGATTCTTTAGGTTATACATGTCTTTATGACTTAATAAGTCTGGGTAAGCACGTTGCCAACCTAACAATGGCTCACCACCTGTGATAACCAAATGGGTATCATTACCATTGGGCATGATCCAACTATTACTAGGAACCAAATCTAACATACGGTTGACCACAGCATCTGTTTCTAACAGTGGACTAAAGTTTTTAAATCTTGGATCCCAGCTGGCGTAACTATCACAGCCTGTATTTACCAACGGCAAGTCTTCATATATACGATATTTTGCAGGATCAATGAACTCACGTTCTGTGCTCATCTGTGTACGATCTGGCATGCCAAATCCACCACAGGTAAAATTACATCCAAAGGTTCTTAAGAATACACTAGGCACACCGATAAAGCGTCCTTCGCCCTGTGCTGAATAAAATATTTCGGATATTTTTAATTTGCTCATATTATGATTATACTAGAAGTTATAGACAAAGTCAATCAATGCTCCCAAGGATAAACGATCCAAACATCTTCTTCGGCTTTGTTTATAGTTTTAGCACAATAATTAACACAACGACTAAACTTGCTGGATAAATTATCAAACAGCACAGCAAAGCGAACATTATTACCCCAGATGTCTGCCCAGGCCGGATCATCGGGTAAACTACCTGCTTGCCAATCTTGAATGATCCAATCTAATGTAGCACCAGTATCATTAATATCATCTAAGATAAGGATGTTTTTACGTAACGCAGGATCACTAGTTGGCTCACCTTTGGGCCTAGGAACTGCGCTGGCATCTATATAGCCAAAAGCATCTTCTGCCATCCATCCGTTGCTTTCACCACCAGTGCCATCACGTAAGGCTACTTTTAATGTTTCCATTGGTACATCTAATGTATGACTCATATACACAGCAGGGATTAATCCACCACGTGTTAGTCCTACGATATAGTCAGGGCGCCAATTGTCCTTGTACATTTTAAATGAGATTTCGTTTACATATTCTCTAATCTCAACGTCACTTACATATAATTTCTTCATCTCATCAACTCCATGGTCATGATCTTAGCAATACTATCTGTTTTGTGTTCTTCGTCGTCGTGTATGATGTGCATGTTAGTAGTCCACTCGTTACGTGACTTATCCCAACGACCTACTTCAAGTATGATACCACCCGATGCATTGTAGATACGGAAATTAGTTTCTGGATTACGCTCAAAGAATGTTGGTGCATCATTGCGAGTTCTACCAATTGATACAACGGCCTCTCTTCGATCATTAATCTCTTCCCCCCAATCATCAAAGCGTTCTACACCTAACCATTGACAGATTTTACGTTTTAACCAACTCATAGATTATCCTTTAAATGCGGTAATTCTAGTAATTTCACCGCGAACATTGTAATGAATGATATCGACTACCTTAAGTTCGTCTTTGTTATTAACTAGAATTTTTAAATCGGCAATGATAACCTGTCCATCGAGATAGATATCTTTTGGAGTGACATGGATGGTATCTACACCGTCAAATATCTGTTGATTGGCCTTGACAACTTCTTCCTTACCAAACGCTGTGATTTCCCAGTCAGATAAAATAACATCACGTTCAAACATATCAGCTACAGCCGCGATATCTTTGCGACTGAATGCTTCAAAATATTGCGTTGCTAATTGTTTATAGTCGGGCATCATCTGGGGGCAAACTCCTGTTGTAGTTTGATATTATCAAAGAACTCTTTCTTGGTATTACCATCATCTTTAAATGCACCTTTGAGTACTGTGGTCTGGGTCAATGAACTATGTGCCATGATGCCGCGATTTTCACAGCAACCATGTGTGGCTTGTATGTAGACTGCTACGTTTTCACTGCCTGTGGCTTTTTGGATCTCTCTGGCGATGTCGTTAGCAAGTTCTTCTTGCAGTGTACCACGACGGCTACACCATTGAGCAATACGAGTATACTTACTAAGCCCAATAAGTTTTTGTGCGGCGATAATCCCAATATAGGCCACCCCTGCCACAGGTTGATGATGATGACTACACATACTGCGAAGTTCACTGCGAACAACCAGCATGCCTTCATAGCGGTCCGCCGAATCATTTGGAAAAGCTGTAGCATCTGGTGCTGGATCATATCGACCTGCCATGATCTCATATAGATACATTTTTGCTAGTCTACGTGCTGTACCTTGGCTATTTGGATCAGTGTGCCTATCAATTAATAAACTGTCTAATACACCTTCAAATTTGGTTGTTAGTTCATCTACTAATTCAGCACGTTCTGATTCTAAGATATGCTTTGAGATATTATCACCCGCCCAATATCTAGTATTAGTTGATTGAATGCGTTCGAGAATTCGTTCGCTTATTGTTTCGTCACTCAATTTAAGTCTCCGATGTTAAGGCAGAGGATTGCCATATTGTTAATATTATATAGGTTATTTAGGTCAATGTCAACTAATGATTGTAATTTCTCTAAGATCTGGATACTCTTTATATTTAGGTTCTTGATCAACATTTGGTAATAATTCTAAACCTCGTACTGCTTCTTCGATTGTGGGTTTATAGTGATACCCAATATGAAATACCTTTTGCTCTTCCCAAGGAGTTATACTTAGATCACGGCCATCATAGCATTGATGTTTGAGTACTTTATATACTTCTATATCATCTGTCAGAATAGCACCACCTCTACCAATCTCAAGTGGTTTACCGTAGCCAAAACTCAAACACTGTAATTGCCCCTCACGATACATATCTTGTTTTAATAATCTGGCACTGTCCCAAACTCGTGTACCTATAAACTGATATTCACCAGTCCACAGTTTATCACTGTAGTTGTATGTAATACCTAGCTTGTGCATGGTCATTGGTATACTGAGATAGGTATGTGCTGGAAATGTTACACGTTGGATATTATCATAACGTAAGCATAGTTCAATAGCATGGGTACAACAGTCAGTCATGACTGCATAAGGTGCGCCTGTGAACAGGGCCAATGCAGATTCAAATTCGTAGATCTTATCAAACGTCATTTGATGTTGAGTAATAGATTGGTTGCTGAGAAGAATTTTTCTGTAAGACTGACAGCATTAGCACGAACTAGCTGTATGCGAGATTCATAATTTTCCATATACCAAACGATGATATCTGCTAGTTCTTGTTTATGTTTGATATAGCTGTCCCAAGATTCAGTCCACTCGCTAGGATATCTAAATGCATCACTGTACATTTCTTTATATGACAAACGATCTGGCACCATTGGAACAGCATTAACTATAGCACCTTCATAGCAACTAATGCCAAGAGTTTCTTGTAGGTTAGCTGAGAATACCATCTTGCTTTGGCCAAGTAAACGATGATACTGATCTTTAGTTAGTTGTTGATCTTGGCATACTATCCATTCATACTGTGGCAGTGTTTGAGCCAGATCACGGAATATTTCTACCTGTTTCTCTGGTGCTATGCGATGTGGAAACAAGATTAGGTCACGTTTAGCTAGGTCTTTATACGGTGCTAGTATTTCTGGCATATATTCCATAGGCCAACCTGTGCGTACTATCTTATCACCATATCTCAACAGGGCTATTTCAGAGCTGTGCTCTTTCAGGAGATTTTTGAGAAACATGTGTACGTGAAAATCAGTGGCAAAGTAATTATGATCTACTGCTTCGAAGAAAGCCATTTCACTGTGTCTGACCCAAGGTGCATTACCTATGAGA